CATGAGTAGTCAATTGGTGCCGGTTCAGCACAATCTTGTACTCGCCAAATGGAGACACATAAAGGTCAACCACGTTAACAAGAGTTCTTGTGTCGTCATTGAAGTTTCTGTATCTACCTGAGGCTCCAGTGAACCCAGCTACAATTGTAGCATCGGCTGGTTTGATCATGAAAACACTCGGATCAGATCCAGCAGTGAAACAAGCCTGAGCTTCAACTAAGAATTTAGCCTCAGTTAGAGCATCAGTAGAGTTAGAACCAGCGTCTGTAGACGATGAGATCAACTGAGTAGCTGAAGCCATCTCTCTTGCAGTAGAACTGTTACCAGTAACTGCTGCGTTGTCGTGTCCTACATAAGCATATTCTAAGTCACGCTTGATTTCTTTTAGTGTCTTACCAAGTTGGTAAGCAGTTTCCTTAGCTCTACCATAAGTAGCGACAACATCGGCTGTTGCTGATACTTCAAAGGTTTTAGCAAGGATTTGAGTATTCCCAGTTCTCATTGTAGTCGGAGACTGAGTTCCGGCAGAGAATGCAGCACCCTCGACCTTTTTATTATCTGCTGCTGAAGCAAGTGTATCTTCTTGATACTCATACACTCTAGCAGAGCATTTTTCGGTTTTAATCATAGTGGTAAATGGAGTATCTGCCGGAGTGATATTAGAAATAATATCCGACACATCTTCCTTCAGTCCAATTTGATTATATGACGTATAGACAGCCATCTTATTTTCCTTTTCTAGTTACGATGGTTAAAATTAAGCTTCCCAACGCTTTAATAGAACATCAGATATATCATCTAAGTCTTTTGATTGAGATTTAGCTAAAGCAACACTAGCCTCTTTAATTCTTTGAGATTTCATAGAGTTAGCATTAGAAGGAGCCTTTTTACTTTTAAGGGTCTTCACCGAATTGACCTTCTTCTTCTTAACAGTCGCTACTTTTTTACCCTTATCATAAAGTCTAGCTTTATTTAATATCTTGATCACATTAGGATCAACATATTGGTTAACCTCATTTTCGGCTAAACCTTGGGATATGGCATAAGAACGGATATCGTTATACAAGTTATTATTCCAATCAGGAACAGTCGCTTGTAATGTACTCACACATTCTTTAGCAGCTTCTTGCATTCTTAAATTATTCTGATTACTGATCTCCTTATAGAAAGCATCAGCCTCTTCATTTAAGAATTTGTAGTCTTCTTCGGCTTCTTTAGCTTCTTTTCTGAGTTGGGCGAAGTCTTCTGCTGACATGGCTTTTGATGCAACGAGCATATCCACATCTTTATAAGGCTTAAACCTTTTCTCAGCGTTCTCCAACATCTTCTGAAGAACGACATTAGACTTAGAAATAGCATCATCAGCATCTTTACGTTGTTTTGCCACTTCTTGAGACTTACGAGTGAGACTAGCTTCCTGACCATAAAGTCTCTTAAGATCCTTAACAGATGCCTGAACTGTTTCACCGTCAACAATGACTTCAACTTCTGCATCATCATCAAGAATTTCTTTTTGATCTTCTTCATCAGTTTCATCATCTTCCTCTTCGGTTTCTTCAGTTTCTTCTTCAGGGTCTTCAGGTTCTTCAGTGACTTCATCACTTTCTTCTGTCTCTACCTGAGTGTCGTCACTAGTCTCTTCAGTTTCGACTTCAGGTTTATCCTCTGCCTCAGGCTCGGATGGCTTTTCAGCGTCCTCTTCCCATCGTGAGAGAATAGCATCAGCAGCATCGTCAGCAGACAATGGTGCTAAATTCGGTTTGGTATTATTTTCGGATTGTGTTTGAGTTTCCATTTATTCCTCTTTTGAACTGTTTAAATCTTTGTTTTTAGCCTCAATCTCATCCTTAACTTGGATGTCTTGTTTGAGGGTGCTAATAATGTCCACTAAAGCTCGGTAGTGATCATAAGCTTTTTCTCTTTTTTCCTTCTCTTCAGGCTTAGTTGAGGTGAAGGTAGCGAATGAACCGTCAACCATTCTATTTAGAACCTTATTAAAGGTTTCATTTTTCAATAGGTTGTCGGCATCAACACCTAACGCTATTAGGTCTTGTTCTTTCTGTGACATAATCTCTCCTTTATTGATTTAGCCAGTTGGTGATGCGATTGCTCTGACATCGTCAGCGTTTCTCGCAATCTCTAATTCAGCGTCATCAACCTTCTTCTTATGAGCTAGTTGCTCTTCTTTAAGGTCTTGGTTGTCAGACGCTATGGCATGAGAACTTTCAGCTTTCATTTTATCCAGTTCAAGTTTCATCTTGCCTAACTCAGCTTCCATTTGGGTCTTCATTTCTGCAACCTGAGTTTGTCTTTCTTGTAATTCTAATTGTTTCTGAGCCATTTGAACTTGCATCTGCTCTTGCTGAGAAGGTTCAGGTGGTTGTAATTGCTCAGGTGGAGTTAAGAACTCCTCGACATTTAATATTCCTTGTTTTTGTAGAGCCTCTTTCATCATATTGTATCGATTTGGAAGTTGATACATAGGTTGTAAATTTGGATCTTGTGAGAATAAAGTATGGAGTTGCATAAACTTCATGGCATCTCTTTCTTGTTCTCCATATCCTAACTTTAGCTCAACCATGACATCTCTTTTTTCTTTCCAGTCACTTGGGTTGATTTGGACAAAAGAACCGGCAATATCCACTACCTTATCGTATTGCTCATTTTCAACTACAAGTCTGTAAACTTCATGGAATAGAGGTTTCATAAATTGGTTAGCAAAGTTTCTAGCTATAATCTTTTGCCTTTGCTGAGACATAGTAGCTAATTGCTCTACCATAGCAGCAGAATTTTGTTTGCTTATAGCGTCTTTATTTAAACCTTGTGATAACTTTGATACTCCAGTAGCGTCTTCCTTATCCTCATCTAACATCTGTAAAGTTTGGAATATAAATGGGTTTAGAGGAGACTGAGGCATCGGTGCAATAGCATCAGGTCTACTTACATTAACTAAGCCACCAACTCTATTATCTATTAATTCTCTTGGGTTAGTTAGACCACCCTTAACAACCATGTATCTAGGGTTATTTGTTACTACTGCATGGTCTAAAATAGACCTTGTTAAAATCGTTCTAGCATTTTGTGTAGCTATGATTTTAGAGGCGAAGTTAGATCCATAAAATGAATGAGGTATCGGAATTGGACTAAAGACAACAAAAGGCTTTCTATCAACTTCGGTACACTCTAAAAGAATATTACCAGCTTTGCATACCTTATAAAGATAAGCTATCCCAGTTCCTTCTTTATCTAAATTCACATAGCATTCGTGAACCATAATGTCTCGGACTTGATCTTGGTAGCCTTTGCTATCAAAGCCTCTACTAGCACCTATAGATTCAAATCGAGCTAATATCTCAGGGTCAGTTTCTAATTCGACATCTTCGTGGTCACTTCCTATATCTTTCAGCTTGTCTTCTGAGTAACCCATTTCCCTTAACTCAGATAGAGTTTTTCTAGTTCTATGACATACAAAGTTAACTTCATCTAAAGATTTAGCTTGTGGCTCAATTAAGAACTCTTCAGGAGCGAGTGCCTCTATCTGCACCTGACTTGCATCTCTTGTAACAAGAATAGTACCGGAGATTAAGCCGACAGCATTTGTTTCACTTTCTCCTAGCTCAACATCATCTTGAGCAATCAACATATCGAGTTCATCTTGGGTTACATCAGTAAATTCCTCTTCAATAATCTCTTCACGGTCATCCCAAAATATCTTCGCTACACCAACTCTTGCTGTTAATCCATCGTGGATAACTGAGTTCATTACAGCGTTTACATCATTCTGTCTAAACATGACATAGTCCGTATACTTAGAACAAACCTCAGCCGTTTCTACATCGTCAGCATTTTGAGGAGCAAACTTCACTATGTTATTACCAGCAGAAAAGGTCTCCAGTAATCCAGCTTTTAATGCCTCAACACTATTGTATACATCTTGAGATACAAACTTTGAGTTTCCGTCATGAGCTGGTCTTGGAAGAGTTGCATTGTAGTACTCGGTAACTTTCTTTCGCTCTCGTGAAAGCTCACTGTCGTAGTAACCTACTGCTGTTCTTATGTTATTCTCTACAACACGGATGATGTCTCCATCTTCCATTGCTTTGTAGTCTTTTTTATCTGCCATAATTAAATCATTTCCACATAAAATTGATCTTTACTTTCCACTGGTTCCCATGCTCCTTCGTGAACATAATTAGCTAAAGCCAACGACATTACACAGTCATCAAAGCAACCATGTTCAGCCTCCATAGCACCACTTTCAGTGACGATATATGTAAGCATCTCTCTTAAAGTTGTTTTGTCATTGAGTTCTAACTCTTCCTCTCTCATTGACGCTCTTAATTGGTCAATAATAAGAGGCTTAGTTTTTACTGTTGTTGTAAAACCTAATTTGACAGTCTCACGGTCAGTGATTTTGTCATGTTGTATTTCAGTATAAAAATTAGGGTAGGCAAGATCTTTTCCTAACCTAGTACAAGTTAATATTCCGTGGGAGTTATTTTCAACACAGATGAAGGCTTCATTGTAATAG